TCCATTTTAGAAATGTACGAGGATGATTACAATCCTGATCCAAGGCCCATGGCCCAAGAACCACGGAACATGTACAATCAAGGTCAGCTAGTAAGCAACACGGTTGATGGATCACGGCCCGGGTATGCTGGAACAAATGCTGAAACAGGAGAAGGTTTTCAAAAAGGAAATACAATGGGTGTAGATAGAGATCTTAAAGGTAAGCCGAGTTTAAATGTTGCAGGTAAAAATCAATATACCCCAAAAACAACAAAAGAAATTCAAGCTATCATAGATGCTAATCCAGATTACATAACTCCTAAAAATTTTTATGAACCAACGAACACAATGAAACAAAAAGGTATGAAAAAATTATTAACATTTACTGATACAGAAAACTCTGATGTTGTGTTTCAAAGAAAAGGTCAACCTGATCCAGATCCTGCTAAACAAACAGCTAGAAACACTAAAAGAACTAAAGCAAAAAAAAAATTAGAAGGAAGAATTGTTCAACTAAAATCACCTGAAGGTTATCAAGTGCATCATATTATGCCTTTAGCTGGAGGAGAAGATTTAAGAGCAGGAGACTATGCTGTAGTTACAAAAGAGATGAATGCAAAAATGTCTAAGTATAATGTAAAAATAAACAAATTAGTTAATGAAGCGTATGATTTAGATTATAGTAAAACACCTAGTTTAAAAAGGGTAGATGAAATAAATAATGAGTTGTTTGATATTCTTGAAACAGTAAAAAAAGATTTACCTAAAAAATATAAAGGTTTACTTGGATTTAATAAATTAACTCCTGTATTAGATACTTTTGATGATAAAGGTGAACAAGTTTTTTCTGCCGAACCTCAAGGAATAGATTACAAAAAATCTATTGCAGGGGAAAGAGGAGATAAAATAAGAAATATAAAAAGATCTAATATTCAAGATTTAGTAAACAAAGCTCCTAAATTAAAACTTAATCCTAAACAAGAAAAAATGATTAAAAATCTTTTTTGTGGAAATAAAAAGGGAGGTCAACCCGGTACATGTGATATTAGCGAAGCTCTTGATAATATGGTTAAAGAAACTAATGCTGTTAAAAACGGACAGATTAAAGGAGCGGCCGCAAACAATATTTTAAAAAAAGCAGGTAAGGTTGCAAGATTTGGAACAGGCACAGGTTTAGGAGCTGTTTTAGGTCCCTGGGGTGTAGCAGGGGAAGCTGCTTTTGAAATTGCCATGGCTGTTCCAGGTTATGGAAAAGGTAAAAGTGGTAAAAGACTTTTAGGAGATAGTTTGTTAGGTTTAATACCTGGTGTTGGACAAAGTTCAGAAGAAGAGTTTACAGAGTATGCTACAAAAGATGGTATGCAAGATTTTGAACAACAACAAATAAAAGATGCCAATAGATTTTTAGAATTAAATAATAGTTTAGCACAAGCTCAAAACGCTGGAGCATTAGAAGGGAGAGGATCTGGAAGAGGTAATGTAGGTAGAGCAGAAAATTTGTTTTTTAAACAGATGGACGAATATACTCCTCTTTACAATCAGTTTGTTGGAGCTCCTCCTTCAGAGAGTGTTAGTACAGTTATTTCAGAACAAGATAGAATTAATCGACAAATTGCAGCCGACGAAGCAATTCGTGCACAAAAAAGAAACATAGCAGGTGAAGAAGATTTTATGGCTGCAGAAGGTGGCCTTGCAAACTTAAGGAGAAAAAAATAATGGCAAAAGATAATCCAACACTTGTAAAAAATATGAAGTATGTTAAGTTCAACGCGATCCCACCGTTGCGAGGACCAAATCCTCAGGGGTTGATTAAAGAGAAAAAACAAGATAAACCAATACAGGAGAAAAAATATGGCAGATATAGATAAATCTCTTCCCAACGTAGGTAGTCCACAAGATCTACCTGAAAATGAAATTCAGGAAGAAGTAGTTACGGATGAAGTTACTGTTGATGAAGAAAATGGACCAGTAACAGTTACTGAAGATGAAGAAGGTGCAACAATTGATTTTGACCCTAATCAAGTTGATAGAGTCGAAGGTGATGAAGATCACTTTGCAAATTTAAACGATATACTTCCCGAAGAGGACACAGATGCCATAGGTAATCAACTTCAAAGCGATTACATGGAATATAAATTTTCTCGTGCTGATTGGGAAAGAGCTTACATTGTAGGCCTAGAATTATTAGGTTTTAAATACGAAAATAGAACTCAACCTTTTCAAGGAGCCAGTGGTGCAACTCACCCGGTACTTGCTGAAGCGGTTACACAGTTTCAAGCTTTAGCTTACAAAGAATTACTACCAGCAGATGGCCCGGTAAGAACACAAGTTATGGGAGACAGTTCTCCTCAAAAAGAAGCACAAGCTCAACGTGTTAAAAATTTTATGAACTATCAAATCATGGATCAGATGAGTGAATATGAACCTGAGTTTGACCAAATGTTATTCTATCTTCCGTTATCAGGATCTACATTTAAAAAAGTTTATTATGATGATCTATTAGGAAGAGCAGTATCAAAATTTATTCCTGCAGATGATCTGATTGTACCTTACACAGCTACATCATTAGAAGATGCAGAAGCAGTTATTCATGTTGTCAAAATGTCTGAGAATGATTTGAATAAACAAATGTATGCAGGTTTTTATTCTGACATAGAGCTTACTAAACCATCAGGAACTATTACAAATGAACTGAAGGAAAAAGAGAGAGAAATTGAAGGAATCCAAAAGACACAAAACACAGAACCTTTATATACAATTCTAGAATGTCACGTTAATCTAGACTTAGAAGGTTTTGAAGATCTTGGACCCGATGGAGAACCAACGGGAATAAAATTACCTTACGTCGTTACAATCGAAGAAGGTAGTAGGAAGGTTTTGTCTATCAGACGAAACTTTGCGCCCAATGATCCCAAGAAACTTAAGATCCAATATTTCGTCCACTTTAAATTTCTGCCAGGACTTGGATTTTATGGCTTAGGATTAATACACATGATTGGCGGATTGAGTCGTACCGCAACTGCGGCTCTCCGTCAGTTACTAGATGCTGGAACATTATCAAATTTACCAGCCGGATTTAAACAAAGAGGTGTTAGAGTCAGAGATGACGCTACAGCTATTCAACCAGGAGAATTTAAAGATGTAGATACTCCAGGTGGAAACCTAAAAGATGCTTTCGTATTCTTGCCATACAAAGAACCATCACAGACTTTATTACAGTTGATGGGAATCGTAGTTGAAGCAGGACAGAGATTCGCATCAATTGCTGACATGCAAGTTGGTGATGGGAACCAGCAGGCGGCTGTTGGTACAACTGTAGCTCTTTTAGAACGTGGTTCAAGGGTCATGTCAGCGATCCATAAAAGATTATACGTAGGTTTGAAAAAAGAATTTAAATTACTAGCAGGAGTATTTGCAACATACTTACCAGCTGAATATCCTTACGATGTTCCTGGTGCTGCAAGAAATATTAAAGCTATGGATTTTGATGAGAGAGTAGATATTCTACCGATTGCTGATCCAAATATTTTTTCTATGTCACAAAGAGTGACACTAGCACAAACACAATTACAATTAGCTCAAACTAATCCACAAATGCATAACATGTACAATGCGTACAGATCTATGTATCAAGCGATAGGTATAAAAGACATTGATAGAATTTTACCACCACCGCCACCGAATCAACCTAAAGATCCGGCAATTGAACATATAGATGCGTTAGGTCAAAAACCTTTCCAAGCATTTCCTGGTCAAGATCACAGAGCCCACGTTACAGCCCACTTAAATTTCATGGCAACTAATTTTGTTAGAAATAATCCTAGTGTAACTGCATCGTTAGAGAAAAACATTTTAGAACACATTTCTTTAATGGCTCAAGAACAAGTTCAATTAGAATTCCCACAAGAATTCAAAATGTTACCACAGCTACAACAAGCTGCGGCACAAGACCCTCAAGCTAAGCAACAGTTAACTCAGATCTCTCAAGTTATAGAAGCTAGAAAAGCTGTATTGATTGCTGACATGACTGAAGAGTTTATGAAGGAAGAAAAAGCTATTACAACTCAATTTGACCACGACCCATTATTAGCTCTTAAAGAAAGAGAAGTTGATCTTAAAGCAAGGGAAGAGGAAAGAAAAATGAAAGAAGATCAAGCTAGACTGGCTTTAGATAGATTGAAAATGATTCAAGCTAAAACTATGCAAGAACAGAAACTAGATCAGAATGAAGAGTTAGCTAGGTTAAGAGCTGACACAACTATGGATAAAGCTATGCTTTCAACTGGAACTAAACTTTATGGTGATAAAATGAAAGCTAGAGACGTTAATGTCTTGAAAGGTCCTAAAAGATAGTATAATAAATTAAAAGGAGACAATTATGAAAAACCCAAAAATAACAAGACCTATCGGAGTTAACAAAGATGGTTACGCAAGTGGTGGAGTAGATATTTCTATTCCTGATCAAAACTTGATTAAAGACCCTAGAGCTAAGTCTAGCATTAGAGGATCTAATCAAAGAATTGCTACTGGTGATGTCGTTGATGTTAAAGGCGTAGGCGCTGTAAGAAAAAAACCTGTAAAAGCTACTTGGTTCTAACATGTGGTTATCGGCAATTAAATTAGCCGTTTCTGCTGGTAGTAAAATTTATGCTAACAAACAGAGAACGAAAATGGCTATGTCAGATGCACAGCTTATGCACGCCTCTCGTATGGCTGAAGGAAAAGAAGCTTACCAAGGAAAATTATTAGAATCTAGACAATCAGATTGGAAAGACGAATTTATTTTGCTTTTACTTTCGGTGCCAATCGTAATGTTGGGATGGAGTGTCTGGTCAGATAATCCTGTACATATGGAGAAAATGGAGTTATTCTTTGTCCACTTTGGAAATTTACCTTTATGGTACCAAACAATTTTTGTTGGAGTAATTGCATCTGTCTATGGACTTAAGGCAACACATCTGATAAAGAATAAGTAACTTAGGAGAAAATATTATGAGAGATGATTTTGGAACACGACCATTTAAAGTAAGGTTTCCTTACAAAAAAACTGCAAAGAAACAATCAGCTAATTCTAGACTAGATGAATCTTTAGGAGCAAAAGATGGTAAAGAGTCTACAAAGACACAAAGTTTTAAAGATAGAAGAGACGAATCTAGAGGAGAATAGTTATGTCTAAATATGGAATTCAAACTAAAGGAACTGGTGCAGTAATGGGAAGATCTTCTTATGCAGTAGGTGGACGAGCAGCAGATCCAAGAAGAAAATTAGGACCAAGCAGACCTAAAACAGGAAGACCTTCAATACCAGAATTTCCAAGAAAACCTAGCCCAGGTCCAAAAGGTGGACCAAGAAAACTTAAACCATTTGACAACACAGATAAAACTGATCGTAAAAAAATAATTAGCGATAAAATTAGAAGAAATAAAATTAAAGATAGATTAGACAAATTAAAAGAAAAAATGAAAGCTGGCCCAATCGGTGGAGGACTTAATCCAGATAAATTAAAAAAATCTATTAAAAATTTAAAAGATCAAATGGCTAGTAGACAAGGTAAAGCCGATGGTGGACGTATGAATACTTCAAGAATGAATAGACTAGAAGAACTTGGAAGAGTTGATTCAGAAAAAGCATACACTTCAAAAGGTAAAAGAAATCTTAAAGATGAAAAGAAAAGAATAGTTAAAGAAGTGGCTGGTAAATAATGGGAATGGGTGCTGCACTTAGAGGACTAGGAGCGATCATGAAAGGTGGTAAAAAAACATCACCGACTATTTCATCTGTTAAACCCTCTGTACACAAAACTAAAAGAAATCAAAAAA